TTCATGATCAATTGAATCCTACCTTTTGGGATGGAGAAATGCTTCGTCCAAAAGTTAGGTCTCAATTGAAAAAGATTGCTATGGCTTGGGTTGATTATGTGGGAATTGATAAAGGAGGCATAGAAGATATTTTACTTCTTGGTGGTAATGCTGGATATAATTATACCAAGTATTCAGATTTAGATTTGCATGTGGTAATTGATAAAACTAAAACAGAATGTCCAGATTTGTTGTCTGATTATTATAAGGACAAGAAACAACTTTGGGCATTGACTCATGATGTAAAAATTTATGGGCATGGTGTAGAACCTTATATTGAAGAGGTTGGTAAAAAGCGCAGAAAGAATCAAGGAGTATATTCAATTAAAAATAATAAATGGATTATGGTTCCAGGAAAATACACTGGTGACGTTGATAGGGACTTGCTAAAATCAAAGGTCTCTGATATGATTGATAAGATTAATAGTGTTATCAAGCACTCAAATAATGTATCAGTCCTTGAAAATCTTCTTAAAAAGATTAGAGACATGAGAAATGCTGGACTTGATAAGTCTGGTGAGTTTGCCTTTGAAAATCTTGTATTTAAAGAATTAAGAAATAAAGGATACATAGACAAACTTGCTGATCACATTATAAAATTACAAGATAAATCACTAACTTTGGAGAATTATGTCTGTTAAACTTTTGATTCTGAAATCATATGAAGATGTGATTGCAGAAGTAACTGCAGAAGATATTGATGGTAAATGGTATCAAATTACAAATCCTTTTGTTACAAGACTTGAGGAAGATAATACAAGAGTTGTATTCTATCCATACATTCCTCTTTCTAAAGATAAGACTATCAAAATTCCATCTGATTGGGTAGTTACAGTGGTAGAACCTCTTGATGAGGTTAAAAATTCGTATTTGGAGCAAGTAAATGGAAAATCTGAAAATCCTAATTCTGAAGAATGATTCTATTCTGATTTCAGAAATTGAAGAAGTAGAATCTGAACTTGGAGGACCTGATTGTAAATTGACAAATCCTTGTCAGATGTTTGTTTCAAATGAAACAACTTATGAACTAAAAAGATGGCCAGTCTTTACTAATCAGAAAGAACTGATGATTCATTCTGATTCTATTTTTACTATTGTAGATCCTAAACCAGATCAAGTTGAACTTTATTTGAAGACTATTAAATGAACTTTTACACGAATGTAGTTCTTGTTGGAAATGAAATACTTTCCAGAGGGTATGCTGACGGAAAACATTATAAGAACAGGGAGGAGTTTTACCCAACTCTGTATGTAAAAACGCCTAAAAAAACAAAGTTTAAAACACTTGAGGGTAATTATGTAGAAGCAGTCAAACCAGGAACCATTCGTGAAACAAGAGAATTTATTAGTAAGTATGAGAATGTAGAAAACTTTGAGTTGTATGGCAACACCAGATACATCAACCAATACATTTCAGAAAATTATAAGGGTGAAATCAAGTTTGATATTACTAAAATCAAACTGATTACCATTGACATTGAGGTTGCATCTGAGAATGGATTTCCTGATGTTAAAAGTTGTCAGGAAGAACTACTGACAATTTCTGTTCAGGATTACGCCACAAAGCAAATTACTACTTGGGGCGTAAAACCTTTTGTCAATAAACAAAATAATGTAACTTATCACTACTGCACAAGTGAGGCAGATCTATTGGATAAGTTTATTTTTTGGTGGGAAGAGTTTTCTCCAGAAGTAGTTACTGGTTGGAACTGTGATCTTTATGATATTCCATATGTGTATGGGAGACTTTGTAGGGTTCTTGGCACAAAGGTTGCTAAACAACTTTCTACTTGGGGTATTGTTACTGAAGATGAGGTTGTTCTTAAGGGAAGGACTCATACCAGATGTGATATTGCAGGTTTGACTATTCTTGACTATCTTGAGTTGTATAGGAAATTTACTTATACAAATCAAGAGTCATATCGTCTTGACCATATTGCAAGTGTAGAACTGGGACAGAAAAAACTGGACCACTCTGAATATGATACCTTTAAAGAATTTTATACAAAGGATTGGCAAAAATTTGTAGAGTATAACATCGTTGACGTGGAACTTGTGGACCGTTTGGAAGACAAGATGAAACTGATTGAGTTGTGCATTACTATGGCATATGACTCAAAAGGAAACTATAATGATGTGTTCTTTCAGGTAAGAACTTGGGATTCTATTATCTACAATTACTTGAAAGAAAAAAACATTGTTATTCCATTCAAGAAAGAAACTAAAAAAGATTCTAAATTTGCTGGAGCTTTTGTAAAAGAACCTGTTCCTGGTAAGTATGATTGGGTAGTCAACTTTGACCTTAACTCACTGTATCCTCACCTTCTGATGATGTATAACATCAGTCCAGAAACACTTGTGGAGCAGAGGCATCCAACTGCATCAGTAGAAAGAATTCTGAATAAGTCAATTGACTTTTCTGATTACAAGGACTATGCAGTTTGTGCTAATGGTTCTATGTATAGGAAGGATGTTAGGGGATTCCTTCCTGAACTGATGGAACAGATGTATAGAGATCGTGTCATCTACAAAAAGAAGATGCTTGAGGCAAAGCAGCAGTATGAAAAAACTCCAACAAAAGAGTTGGAGAAGGAAATTGCAAGGTGCAATAACATTCAGATGGCAAAGAAGATTTCTTTGAACTCTGCTTATGGTGCTGTTGGCAATGAGTATTTTAGATACTTCAAACTTGCAAATGCTGAAGCAGTTACTCTTTCTGGTCAGGTTTCAATTCGTTGGATTGAAAATAAACTGAACCAGTATATGAATAAGATTCTCAAAACTGATGGAGTTGATTATGTTATTGCTGTGGATACTGATTCTGTATATCTCAATATGGGTCCTTTGGTTGAAACTATATTCAAGGGAAGAGAGAAAACTACTGAAAGCATTGTCACGTTCCTTGATAAGGTCTGTCAGGTGGAACTTGAAAAGTATATTGAAGGTTGCTACCAAGAATTGGCTGACTATGTAAATGCCTATGAGCAGAAGATGCAGATGAAACGTGAAAACATTGCTGATCGTGGAATCTGGACTGCAAAGAAAAGATACATTCTGAATGTTTGGGATAGTGAAGGAGTTAGATATGAAACTCCAAAACTGAAGATGATGGGTATTGAGGCAGTTAAATCTTCTACCCCTGCACCTTGCAGAGTGAAGATTAAAGAAGCACTCAACATCATCATGAACAAAACAGAGGACGATTTGATTTCATTTGTGGAGTCATTTAAAAAAGAGTTTTATAAACTTCCTCCAGAAGATATTTCTTTCCCAAGGTCTGTAAATGAACTCACAAAATACAGATCATATCAGTCAATTTATACAAAGGGGACGCCTATTCACACAAGAGGAGCTTTGCTGTATAATCATTATATCAAAGATAAATCATTGGACTCAAAGTATCCACTGATTAATAATGGGGAGAAGATTAAATTTATCTTCTTAAAGAATGCAAATCCAATCAGAGAGAATGTTATTTCTTTTATTCAACAGTTTCCAAAGGAGCTGGGTCTCAATAAATATGTTGATTATGATTTGCAGTTTGAGAAAAGTTTTATTGATCCTCTTAAAAGCATTCTGAACTGTATTGGTTGGAATGTAGAAAAAACAAATACATTAGAATCATTGTTTGCATAATTATGGACTTTTTAAAAGACATCGTAAAAGAAATTGGTGGAGAGTATACACAACTGGCAGCAGATATTGATGAGACTGAAACTTATGTTGACACGGGTTCATACATTTTTAATGCACTGGTTTCAGGTAGCATATTTGGCGGTGTATCTGGCAATAAGATTACTGCTATTGCTGGAGAGTCTAGTACTGGAAAGACTTTCTTTTCTCTCGCTGTGGTTAAGAATTTTCTTGATACTCACCCCGATGGTTATTGTCTCTACTTTGATACTGAAGCTGCTGTAACCAAGTCTATGCTGCAAAGTAGAGGACTTGATGTTAATAGAATTGTAGTAGTGAATGTGGTCACTATTGAGGAGTTTAGGAGTAAAGCACTCAAAGCAGTGGACTTGTATCTGAAGAAAAAAGAAGGTGAACGTAAACCTTGTATGTTCGTTCTGGATTCTCTGGGTATGCTTTCTACAGAGAAGGAAATTGAAGATGCTTTAAATGCAAAGCAAGTTCGTGATATGACTAAATCACAACTTGTCAAGGGTGCATTTAGAATGTTGACTCTTAAACTGGGTCAGGCAAACATTCCTATGATTGTGACTAATCACACTTATGATGTGGTGGGTTCTTATATTCCAATGAAGGAAATGAGTGGTGGTTCTGGTCTTAAGTATGCAGCATCTACTATCATCTATCTTTCCAAGAAGAAAGAAAAGGATGGAACAGAAGTTGTAGGAAACATTATTAAATGTAAGACTCAAAAATCAAGGTTGAGTAAAGAAAATAAAGATGTTGAAGTTCGTCTTTATTATGATGAGCGTGGACTGGACAAGTATTATGGTCTTTTGGAGTTGGCAGAGAAGTATGAAATCTTCAAAAAAGTTGGAACTCGTTATGATGTTGGAGATGGCACAACTCAATTTGGAAAAACTATTTTGGAAAATCCAGAAAAATATTTTACAAAAGAAGTTCTTCAGGCAATTGATGAAGTAGCAAAACAAGAGTTTTCCTATGGTTGATTTAAATGATTTAATTCAGGTTCATGAAAATGCTCTTGAACCTGAAGTATGTGATTTTTTAATTCAATTTTTTGATAGTCAAACCCAACTTCATGAACGCATTGAGAATGATTCAAGACCAAATTTTACACAGGTCAATCTTACAGAAAACTGTAAGATTTCCAGAGATGTAAATCTAATTCATGATACTATCATTAAAAATGCTTTTGCATATAGAGACAAGTACTATGAATTTGTAGACAAGAGAGTTTTTCCAGAGTCACATGCTTTTGAGCAATTCAGGATTAAGAAGTATAATCCTGGAGGATCTGATATGTTTGATACACATGTGGATGTTCAAGACTATGCAAGTGCAAGGAGATATCTTTCTTATCTTTGGTATTTAAATGATGTTGATGAAGGAGGTAAAACTGTTTTTAGTGGACTGACTATCCAACCAAAAAGAGGGACATTAGTATTGTTTCCTCCATTGTGGATGTTTCCTCATAAAGGAGAACCACCAATCACTGGACCAAAGTATATTTTAACTGGATATTTGCACTATAAATGATGGAAACAATTGAATCTACAATTTTGAAAAATCTTTTATTTAATAATGATTACTGTAGAAAAGTATTACCTTTTATCAAATCAGAATACTTTGAAAACTTTCATGAGAAAGTAGTCTTTGAAGAAATCTGTAAGTTTGTTGTTTCCTATGATAACCTTGCTACTAAAGAAGTTCTTCTGATTGAAACAGAAAATAGAACAGACATTAGTGAGGATACATTTAAAACAATTTGTGAGTATATTACAAAATTAGATGATACTCCAGCAGAAATAAACTGGATTGTTGATACTACAGAGAAGTGGTGTAGGGATAGAGCAATTTACCTGGCATTGATGGAATCTATTAAGATTGCTGATGGTCAGGATGAGAAAAAGTCCAGAGATTCTATTCCATCAATTCTTCAGCAAGCACTTGCTGTAAGTTTTGACAATCACATTGGACATGACTACCTTGGTGATTATGAGCAAAGATATGAATCCTATCACAAGAAAGAGGATAAGATCCCATTTGATTTGGAGTATTTCAATAAAATCACAAAAGGTGGTATCCCTAACAAGACTCTCAATATCGCTCTTGCTGGGACAGGCGTTGGGAAATCGCTATTCATGTGTCATGTGGCTAGTTCCGTCCTACTGCAAGGCAGGTCCGTTCTCTATATCACTCTTGAAATGGCGGAGGAACGAATTGCTGAAAGAATTGATGCTAATCTTTTGAATGTCAATATCAAGGATATTGTAGACCTTCCCAAACAGATGTTTGATACTAAAGTAAATAATATTGCAAAGAAGACACAAGGCACTCTTATTATTAAAGAGTATCCAACTGCTTCAGCACATGTTGGTCACTTCAAGTCGCTCCTCAATGAACTTGCTCTCAAGAAGTCATTTAGACCTGATATTATTTTCATTGATTACCTTAACATTTGTGGTTCCAGCAGGTATAAGTCAAACTTCTCTGTCAACTCTTATTCTTATGTTAAGGCAATTGCAGAAGAGTTACGTGGATTGGCAGTGGAATTCAATGTTCCCATTGTCTCTGCTACCCAAACCACTAGGAGTGGTTATGGCAACTCTGATGTTGAACTTACTGATACTAGTGAGTCCTTTGGTCTCCCTGCTACTGCTGATCTTATGTTTGCCCTTATTAGCACAGAAGAACTGGAACAGTTGGGGCAGATTATGGTGAAGCAGTTGAAGAACAGATACAATGACCCCACAATTAACAAAAGATTTATTGTGGGTATTGATAGAGCAAAGATGCGTCTCTATGATTGTGAACAAAAGGCACAGGATGATATTCTTGACTCTGGACAAGAAGAAGAGTATAATGTTAAAGAAGAATCTAAAAATAACAAATTCGCTAGTTTAAAATTCTCATGATTGATAAAGTTGATTTTAATAAGTATCAAAATTTTGTAGATGCAGTCACTTCAGATGCATCAAAAGATTTTGTAGCATTTTCTGATCGTATTGTAGAACTGGATCGCAAAGGTGCTAATATTGAACGCCTGCTGACTGCTGGTGTTGGTATTAATGCTGAAGGTGGTGAGTTCCTGGAGATCGTGAAGAAGATGATTTTCCAAGGTAAGTCCTGGAATGAAGATAACAAAGACCACCTGATTACTGAACTTGGTGATCTGATGTGGTATGTAATGCAAGCCTGCATTGCACTTGAAACTCCTATTGATTATGTCATTTCAAGGAATGTAGATAAACTGATGAAGCGTTATCCTGAGGGTGCGTTCAGCGTATTTTATTCAGAGCATAGGTCTGAAGACGATAGGTGATAAATTATGAGTGCTAAATCTGATAGGCATGAAAGATTAATTGCAGAAGAAATTGATAAAATTAATGGAGTAACTGCAACTAGACCTCCTGCAACTGTTCATTATTCTGATGTAAAAGTTAAAAAAGGAAATTCAACTGCTTGGGTTGAAGTTAAGATGAATATAACAGATAATATTATAAACACTAGATTTAGTTATGAAGATGGAAAGTGGCAGGCAAAAAATCCTGGAGGAGGGACTAAATTATTATTAGAAATAGCAAATAGATCCAATGAATTGAATAATTTTATTGAAGAAATTTCTAAATTTTCTAATATACCAAAAGACAAAATTATTATTCCTACTACAAAATCTGGATTGAGAAATTCTAATGCAGTTTCTTATGCAACTATGAGTAATTTTTTAAAGACAAAATCTAATGCGTATATTCTTTCAAAAAAAGTTATAGATGTATCTGAAGTTGCTAAAAAACATTATTCATCTGGAAAAGAAGAATCTGCAGAATACATACAAATCGGAGACAATTTTTTTAAATTATCGTCAACAGACGATCCATTAGGATTAGGTAAAAATATTCCAGTTTTAGATTCTACTGGAGAATTTGGAATTAGGATAAGTTTAAGAAGTCCATCCTATGCTTTTTATGAAATACAACCAGAAGTAAAATTTACTAAAACTACTTTTACTGAAAGTTTATATTCATTTTTGCCAAATACTAAAAAACTAAACCCATTCTTCTCTTTATAAAAATGGTAGCAGAAACAGACTTATTTGAAGCAGCATCTATTGTAACTTTTTATCATGCTATAGATAGAGGGGCAAACTTAACTCCCAACCAAGATTTAATTGTTTTTGAGGATTTAAAAAAAGAATTTCCTAATATGGATAAAGAGTGGTATGAAGGTCTTCTTAAACAAGCAAAAGCACTTGTGAAATATCTTTCTCACTCTGAAGGTGCTGAAGATACTTCTTGGAAATATGCAAGGTATGGTGGCAAAACAAAAACTCTACCACCCAATAAAGATACTGATATTTACGATTATATTTGGAATAGTTTTAATAGAGAACAGCAAAAACTTTTTACTGGAAAGAAAGATAGTTGGAATACTACAGATGTTTATATGGTAAAAGCATCTGAAGAATATAAAATAAAACAAATGGTAGATTTGTTAAAGAAAGAATTTTCTGATGGAACAACAGCACCAGAAGTTTTTGTTGGGACTGTAAATGCATATTTGAGTCAACTTTTGAGGGATAAAAAACTTATAGGCATTTCTCTTAAGAAACCAACAAAAGCAGAACCAGAATCTCATGTATATGAAACTAATCTTGATGTTGGTCCTGATGGAATTGAAGTTCATGAAGGCGATATTATAGGTGACATGTTTACCTATATGGAGATTTCAAAAAGAGGTGGAGAAACTGATTTTGCAGGAAATTCTTTAACATTTGAAGCACAATTTAAAGCAGGAAAATATATTAAAAGATATTTTTGGGAGAGTAAAGTTTCTAGTGCTGCTGCTCATGCAACTGAACCAAGAGATAGAGTTCCTAATAATAAAGGAAAATATGTAAATGCTACTGCAAGGAATGGTGCTATTCCTGCTCCAAAAATGGCAGACCTTGTTAAAAAATATACTGGTGAAGATGTCAATTATAATATCCCTTTAAGTGGAAAATTTACAGATACTCATTTAAAATATTGGCAAAAATATTTTAAAGACATAGTTTCTGATAGAACTATTAAAAAAGATTTTGGCAAAGTTTCTGTTTTAGGAAGACAAGTTTCTCCAGAAGTTTTTATTGAATTGGCTTTTGAATTAGATAAAGTGTCTTCAAATCCTTCTGGCAAAAATTTTGCAGTTAAGTTGAGAAGTAAACTAAGAATTCTTAGATATATTAAAATGTTTATTGAAGCAAAAAAGAAAAATAAATTAGCAGAATTAGTTACTCATGCTTACTTCCTATCATCAAAGATGAACATTAGTCAAGCAGACCTTTCTGGACCCTTTATCAAAGTCCAATGATGTGCTACACTGGTAAAATACTGGAAACCCTATGATTGACCTGAGAACTGGAGATTGTATTGAGTTGGCAAAACAACTTGATGATAACTCTATTGATTGCACTGTAACTTCACCTCCATATAACAAACAAAAGATTGGTGGTGGATTGTTTCGTAAAATTGAATATGATAAGTTTGATGATTCGCTTCCAGAAGATGTTTATCAAGAGCAACAGATTGAACTACTGAATATTCTGTTTGATAAAACCAAAGAAGGTGGTTCTCTATTCTATAATCATAAGGTAAGGTATCTTCAAGGTAATGCTACATCTCCTTGGGAGTGGTTACCTAAAACTAAGTGGCACATCAGAGAAGAGATTATCTGGAATAGGGGTAGTGGTCCAGAAATTTCTGGATACAGATTTATCCAGATTGATGAAAGAATCTATTGGTTGTGTAAGGGAGCAAAGCGTCCCAAACTTCCTAGGAGATCTGTGAACTATGGAAGTGTTTGGAAGTTTGGTCCTGAGATGAAGAATCCTCATCCTGCACCATTTCCTATCATTCTTCCTCTTAGGTGCATCCAAGGTGTTATGCAAGAACCTGGAGTAGTTCTTGATCCTTATAGTGGTTCAGGAACTACTGGTCTTGCTGCTAAACTTCTTGGACATGATTACATTGGATTTGATTTGTCTGATGATTATCACACTATGGCAAGAGAAAGAATTAATAACCCATCAAAAAAAGACCTTGAAAAGTTTAAGGAAGAGTGTGGTATTGAGGTAAATACTGAAAGAGATATCTTTACCTTACTTTCTTGATGGAAGAATTTTTTAAAGATCTGATTAAGATCTACAAGCAACATGTGAAAATTAAACAACTTAAAAGAAAAACTATTGAAAATTTCTGTAGATTTTATGTGAGTTTTGTAGATCAGGATAAAGATCCAAAGGATAAGAAAGATAAATATTTACAAGTCAAGAAACTTGGTCTGCAGTATATTCATAGCAACCAAGATTTGATATATTCAGAAATTAATAAATGAAAAGATTTTCAGAATTTATTTTCGAAGCAAGAAGTTCCCAAGCAGCAAGTAAAGCACACAAGCTTGGGTTAACAGGGGATGGACACGGTTATTGGATTGATAAGCAGCAAAAGAGAGTTGCAAGAACTTATAAAGGACAACTTGAATTTATATCTGGTAAGAAAAAAGGTAAAGGTGATGGTGAGGAAGATCAGGATAATCAAGACCCATCAAGAGGAAAACCTGGAAAATTCAAGGGACAAAAACCAGGACGTAAAAGATTAGGTGCTAAACCAGCACAGGCACCAGTAGCAAAAGCAAAGGCACCTGCTCCTACTGGTGCTGTAAGAGGAGGGGCAGGACAACAACCTTCAGGAAAACCACCTAAAGAAGATTCAAGAGGTGAAGTAGCAACTGTTGTATTTGGTAAGTTTAATCCTCCAACAACAGCACATCAAAAAGCATTCAGCACTGCAAAGCAAACTGCAACTGAAGGAAACTTCTATATTTTCCCAAGTAGATCTCAAGATGGAAAGCAAAATCCATTAGATCCAGATCTGAAGATTTCTTATCTCAAAGAAATGTTCCCTGAATATGCAGAGAATATTATTGATAGTGATGAGTTTGTTACCATCTTTGATGTTCTTGCATTCTTGAATCAAGAAGGATACACTGGTGTCAATATTGTTTGTGGAGCAGAAAGAGTCTCTGAAATTGACAATCTTGCAAACAAGAATAACGGACAACTCTATGATTATGTCAGCATGAATGTCATTTCTGCTGGTCCAAAAGATGCTGATGTAGCTTCTGATGCAGCAAGAAAAGCAGCAGCAGAAAATGATTTTGAGTCATTCAAGAAGATGCTTCCAAATAACTTCAAAAAATCAAAGCAATTATTTGCAGACCTTCAACAATCTATGAATGTTAAGGAAGGATATAATCTGTGGCAAATTGCCCCAGAATATGATTGGAAAGGTTTGAGAGAGAACTATATCTTTGGTAATTTATTCAAGGTTGGGTCAAAGGTGGAGAGTTCACACACTGGATTACGTGGTGAAGTAATTCGTTCTGGTGCTAACCATTTGATTTGTGTAACTGAAGAAGGAATTATGTTCAAGTCCTGGATTAAAGATGTTTGTGAGTATACAGAAGTTAAAATGGACAGTATGACAAGGGAACCAGGAAAACCAAATACTCTTGTTGGAACTTCAGGATATACCAAATATGTTGCATCTATGACTCCTGGAGCAACTGTAGGATCTATAAATAAAAAAAGGAAAGTATTATCTAAAAGTAAATGACTAACATTTGGGCAGATCCTTATAAAGAAATTAGAAAACCATTTTTTGACACAGAATCTTTAGAAGAAGAAAGAGCAAAGAAAGATTATGATGAAGATGGTCAGATTGAATCTGGTGCTAAAGAATATCGTGGTGTAGTCCACAATGCCATTCAAAAAAAGAAGGGTGGTAAACCAGATGGGAAAGATACCTCAAGTGTAAAAGAAGAAACTCTTGTAGAAGTTGAAAAGAAAAACGACTCTAAAGACAAGAAAATTGATGTAATGAGTGGTAAGAATAAAGTTGCAATCAACCCACAAATCAAAGAAGAAGTTGAAGCATGGGTCTCTGAACTTGTAGAGGAAGGTTATGACCTTTCTGAATTCACTTGGGATGAGATGACTGATATTTATATTGATGAAATGTCAGAAGGAACTGCTGGTATGCCAGCAAGAGGTGATGCAGAAACAGTATCTGTGACCAATCCTCAACTTGCATCAGCAAAGCGTAGAGCAGCACAAACACAGATTGCTGCAGATATGGCTCGCATCAAACTTCAAAGAACATCTGCAATGACAAAAGAATCATTTGATTCTATTGTAGAGTATCTTTCACAAAGAAATGATGCTTTTGAAAATCTTGAAGAGGGAGTATTTGATCCAAAAAAAACTAAAATGAGACCAGCATCAGAAAGAACTCAAAGATCCATGACTGATGCTCAAAGAAAAGCAGCAAAAAAAGAAGCAGAAAGAGTTGCTGCAATTCATAGCAAAGGTGAAACTGTTCTTGCTGGTATGAGACCTCAAGGTAAGAAAGGTAAAGTCAAAACCACTCCTGATGCAAAACCTGCAGCACCTGCAGCAAATAGAACAGTTAAAGGTCGTTATGATAAACTTGCAAAAGCAGCAAGTTCTGTTTTAAAGAGTGTCCAGAAATAAATAAATTAGGTCTATAAAGGTTCAATTATGTCTGCAGTAATCGCATGGTGTGTTGCCAACCAAGCTCTGATTGCAACAGTTCTGTTTGCAGTTTCTGAAGCACTTGGAGCAAATCCAAAAGTAAAATCAAATGGAATTCTTTCACTCATTCTTTTACAAGTCCAAGGACAATTGAAGAATAAAGGGGCAAAGGATTTAACTCCCTGATAAATTATTAAATCATATTTTTGGGGGGAGTTTGATACTCCCCTATTTTTATAAATATTATAAGAAAGAAAAACAATTTAGGTAAAACACATGGCTCTTTGGGGAAACAACGATAACAAAGGTTCAGGCGGAACAGTATCTTTAAATTATTCAACTTTGGTTGTTACTGGGGCTGGGACAACCTTTGGTCAAGTTGGAGCTGCTGCTACTGGTGATGTAATTAGATTTGGTTTTAGGGGTTCAAATGGAACTTATTTTGGAGATGCTGTAATTGTTGGAATTGCAAGCACCACTCAACTTTCCATTGCATCTACTGCTGGATTGAGTGGAGCTGCAATTGCTTCTACAAGTTTCTATATCAGTGAGCTTCCAAAATATACAGTTCTTGATTCTACTTTTAGTGAAGCATCCTATGGTGTAAATGATAAGCAAGTTTATGGAATTTCAACTTCCTCTGAATATATGCCTGCTTCTTACAGAGGATTTACACATCAAGGTTGGGTAGGAGTTACAACTTATACAGATATGCATGGCAATTTAAGAGTGAAGAGTGAAGTTCTTGTTGCAATGTCTGGCATTACAACTGGTTCAGATGGAATTATCTATCCAACACCTAAAAAATAATCTATGAAGTTTGATGAATTGAATGAGGATAATTATATCCTGTTCGCTATTAAGTATTATGATAATCCTCAAGCTATAACTAAAGACGATTTTTTTGAGGATTTAAGTAGATTTAAATACATTAAAAAATTGTTGAGACGATATGTAAAGTCAGGAGAGTTAAAGACAACTCTCCTGATTAATCACTTTATTATTGTCTTTAATGTATTCAATGATGCTGCATTACCTTTATTGTTTTTTAAGATAGAAAAGGAATTGTGGTCTTCCATGAAGACCTTTTTATTATATCTGAATAGGATACCAGAATATCCTAAATCATTTTTAGATGATATTCCAGTTGATGAAAATTGTCTTAAAATCTTGGAATCCCTATAATGGAAAATTCAAAATTAGACCTAATAATAAATATTATCAGAGAGGAAATGACCGCCACAGGTGGAAATTTAGCAGGACTTCCTCCAGACGAACCACCAGTAAATAAAAAGAAAAAGGGAAAATTAATATTTTTAGGACCAAAATCAAGAATTCCTTGGCTTAGAAATATTCAGAAAAGATAAGTCATGTTTCCACCATCATCTACAGACACTAAAATTGCAATCTTAGAAGAAAGATTATCTGTTTATGAACAGATGATGGAAAGGATTGATACAGCAATTCAAAAGATTGGTGAGACAAGTCAAAATATCAGTCAAATGCTTGCTGTTCACAATGAAAAAATTGAGCAGTGTAATAGAACTGATACTCTGATTGTAAGTATGATTGAAGATATTAAGAGAACTTCAAAAGAACAGCATGAGGAAATAAGCAAAGAGTTAGGAGAAAGAATAACAAAAGTAGAAGAGAAAGTAGAAGGTCTTTCAAAATTTAAATGGCAAGTTTTAGGGGCATTTGTGGTTGTAGGTATTTTGTTAAGATTTGCTCCACCAGTATTTTCCTTCTTGACACAATCACCTTCACCAACTACAATAGAGAGGTCTAAGTAGTCTTATCTTTTTGTAATGAGTTTTATTGATGCCAAGTATATTGGATTAGTATCCCCAAGATTACAAAAATTTAAACAGGTAAAAAATAATCTTTACAATTTTAGATGTCCTTATTGTGGAGATTCACAGAGGCACAAGAATAAAGCAAGAGGGTACATCTACCAACTTAAAAATGACCACAATTATAAGTGTCACAACTGTGGCATGTCTAAATCTTTTACTAATTTTTTAAAAGATTTGGACCAATCTCTTTATGATCAGTATGTGATGGAGAGGTATAAGCAAGGAATTACTGGTAGGAATTCCAATACTCCAAATCCAACATTTGATTTTAAAGAACCTATTTTTAAGAATCTAAAACAATTTGATCTACCAACCATAGAAGAACTAAATAATGAACATCCAGCAAAAGTATATTTAAAAAATAGAAAAATCCCAGACAAATTCTTAAAACAGTTATATTACTGTGAGCACTTTAAGAAGTGGACTAATCAACAAAAATATACTTTTGAATCTATAGACCGAGATGAACCAAGAATTATAATCCCACTTATCAATCAAGGGGAAATCATAGGGTTTCAAGGTCGTAGTTTAAACAAATATTCTAAAATTAAATACATTACAATTATCTTAGATGAATCTCATCCAAAGATTTATGGAATTGATAATGTCAAAAAGGAGAAAACAATTTATGTCACTGAAGGACCACTGGACTCAATGTTCATTTGCAACTCGATTGCTATGTGTGGAGCTGATGCTGATATTGTTAAGTGGGGGATTGACAATTTTGTTAGGGTCTATGATAACGAACCCAGGAACACAGAAATTGTCTCCCGTTATGCCAACTCCATCTCCAGAGGAGAAAGAATCGTCATTTGGCCAAATAGTATAAAAGAAAAAGATATTAATGATATGGTTTTGTCTGGACTTGATGTACAGTCCGTGATAGAATCCAATACATATTCTGGTTTAGAAGCAAAACTTAAATTTACTACCTGGAAGAAAATATGAGCAACGGCACCAAAGTTAAAAAGCGTGATGGAAGAATTGAATCTCTTGACCTGGACAAGATGCATCTGATGGTAGATGAAGCTTGCAAAGGTCTTGCAGGTGTATCTGCATCACAGGTTGAGATGCAATCAGGTATTCAGTTTTATGATGGCATTACAACAGCAGAGATTCAAGAGATCCTTATTCGTAGTGCAAGTGATCTCATTGATTTGGATCATCCAAACTATCAGTATGTTGCAGCACGTCTGCTTTTGTTTGCTCTTAGGAAGAGTTTGTATGGGGGAATTAAAGATTTCCCACATCTGGAACAACACATTTACAATTGTGTTGAGAAAGGCGTCTATGATAATGAGATCTTTATTAAATACTCTAAGGAGGAAATTGATAAAGCTAATTCATTCATTGATCATGATCGTGACCTTCTATTCACCTATGCTGGTCTTCGTCAGGTAGTTGACAAATATCTTGTTCAAGATAGAAGTGCTGGGAAAGTTTATGAAACTCCTCAGTTTATGTACCTGATGATTGCTCTGACAATTTTTGCAGAATATCCCAAGGAAAAGCGTTTAGATTACGTTAAAAGGTATTATGACGCAATCAGCAAGCACAAAATCAACATTCCTACACCAATCATGGCAGGTGTTAGAACCCCACTTCGTCAATTTGCAAGTTGCGTTCTTGTTGATGTTGATGACACCCTTGATAGCATCTTCAGCTCTGATATGGCAATTGGTAGGTATGTTGCTCAAAGAGCAGGAATTGGTATCAATGCAGGTCGCATCAGGGGCATCAATAGTAAAATCAGAGGTGGAGAAGTTACTCACACTGGGGTTGTTCCTTTCCTTAAAAAGTTTGAATCAACTGTACGATGCTGCACGCAAAATGGAATTAGAGGTGGATCAGCAACAGTCCACTTCCCCATCTGGCACCAAGAAATAGAAGATATTCTTGTTCTTAAAAATAACAAAGGTACTGAAGATAATAGAGTTAGAAAATTAGATTATTCAATTCAAATCAGCAAACTGTTCTATGAAAGATTTATCACTAACCAAGAAGTATCACTCTTCAGTCCACATGATGTTCCTGGTCTGTATGATGCTTTTGGCACTGATAGATTTGACGAGTTATATGTATCTTATGAACGAGATACAACTATTCCAAGAAAAACTATTGGTGCTCAAGAACTCTTTCTGGAACTCCTGAAGGAACGTGCAGAAACAGGTCGTATCTACATTATGAATATTGATCACTGCAACTCACACTCATCTTTCCTTGATAAGGTAGAGATGAGTAACCTGTGTCAGGAGATTACACTTCCTACCAGACCACTGCAGCACATTGATGATCCTGAGGGTGAGATTGCACTGTGCATTCTGTCTGCTGTTAATGTAGGTAAAGTCAAATCAGATGAAGAGTTTGAAGAACTTTGTGATCTTTCAGTCAGAGGTCTGGAAGAACTGATTGACTATCAGAACTATCCTGTAGAAGCAGCAGAGATCTCAACCAAGGCACGTAGATCTCTTGGTGTAGGATTTATTGGTCTGGCACATTACCTTGCTAAACTTGGATTTAAGTATGAATCACAGGAAGCATGGGATGCAGTTCATGGACTTTCTGAATCATTCCAGTATTTCCTTCTTAAGTCATCTAATGAGATTGCTAAAGAAAAAGGTGCATGTAAGTATTTCAATAGAACCAAATATTCTCAGGGGATCCTGCCCATTGATACATACAAAAAGGATGTAGACGAAATTACTTCTATCTCTTACCAGCATGATTGGGAAGGTTTACGTGCCAGTATTCAGGCACATGGTTTACGACACTCAACACTGTCAGCACAGATGCCATCGGAGAGCAGTTCCGTTGTGTCAAATGCAACCAATGGAATTGAACCACCAAGAGGTTATCTGTCCATTAAGAAGTCAAAGAAAGGACCTCTCAAGCAAATTGTTCCTGGTTATCAAACCCTTAAGAACAATTATACATTACTGTGGGATATGCCTGGCAATACTGGGTATATTAACATTGTTGCAGTTATGCAAAAGTTCTTTGATCAGGCGATTTCTGGAAACTGGTCCTATAATCCAGAGAATTATGACAACAATGAAGTTCCTACTTCAGTGATGGCACAGGATCTTCTGACTACTTACAAGTATGGTTGGAAGACATCTTATTACCAGAATACATATGATAATAAGACAGATGAAGTAAAGGAGGAAACTGTTAATTTAGATACACTTGTTCAAGAACTACTACAAGGAGAGGAAGATTGTGAATCCTGTAAAATTTAGAACAACTTCAGAAGAAAATAAAATTATGACTGGAATGACGGTATTTAATACCAATAATGTTGACTCCAAAAAACAACCAATGTTTTTTGGACAACCTCTTGGGGTTCAAAGGTATGATACTTACAAGTATCCTATTTTTGATAAATTAACCACTCAGCAATTAGGATACTTCTGGAGACCTGAAGAAGTTTCACTTCAAAAGGATCGTTCTGATTATCACACTCTTCGTCCAGAACAAAAACATATCTTTACTTCTAATCTTAAGTATCAAATTCTTCTTGATTCAGTTCAAGGACGTGGACCAAGTATGGCATTTGCTCCATACTGCTCTCTTCCTGAACTTGAGTCCTGTATGAAGGTGTGGGAATTTATGGAGATGATTCACTCCAGATCCTATACATACATTATTAAGAACGTCTATTCTAATCCTTCTGAAGTATTTGATTCTATTTTAGAAAATCAAAACATTCTGGAGCGTGCAGAATCAGTCACTGGTGCTTATAATGACTTCATTAATTCTGCACAACAATATGGAACATCTAATGATTGGGTCTTTGCACAAGAGGGTGCTGGATATGCAAAAGAAGGTAGAATTGAATTAAAGAGGAAACTTTACAGAGCAATTGCAAATGTCAACATTCTCGAAGGTATCAGGTTTTATGTCTCGTTCGCTTGCAGCTTTGCGTTTGGTGAACTCAAACTTATGGAAGGATCCGCTAAAATTATCTCTCTCATCGCAAGAGACGAAAATCAGCACCTTGTCATTACTCAGAACATCCTCAATAAGTGGCGCGAAGGAGATGATCCAGAGATGCAACAAATTGCTAAAGAAGAAGAAGAATGGGTAAGGTCTGCTTTTGAAAATTGTGTAAATGAAGAGAAGCACTGGGCAGAGTATCTGTTTAAGGATGGTTCTATGATTGGTCTGAATGACAAACTGTTACATCAGTATGTTGAATGGGTTGCAAATCGTAGAATGAAAGCAATTGGAATCAAACCATTGTATGATATTGCTGCAAAGAATAATCCACTTCCTTGGACTGAACACTGGATTTCATCTAAAGGTCTTCAAGTTGCTCCACAGGAAACAGAAGTTGAATCTTATGTTGTTGGTGGTATTAAACAGGATGTGAAGAAAGATACTTTTGCAGGATTCAAACTGTAACAGATTATACAAAATAAATCTATAATATAATAATACGTTCATCACACAATGTGACGGAAGTAGGGAAACCGAAGGAACGCGAATTTACAATAGTAAAGGAGCAAACCTAATGTCTAAAGTTGTCTATCGTGGTGTTGAATATGACACTCAAAAGCGTATTGAATACCAACAGCAAATGATGCAGCAACCCCAACAATACAATGAAACTTATCGTGGAGTTAAGTATGTAAAGGAGGGGCACAAATGAATACTTACTTCGTTCGTTATCTTAAGAAAAAAGATAAGAAGGAAAAACTCCTTCATGCAGCACAATTGAATATGGCAAAGCAACCACAAGTTGCTTGATATGTAGAGGGTCTTAGGACCCTCTTTTTTTATAAATAACTAAAAAGGATTTGGTGCGTCATGGCAGGACTTAATAACATTAGAGAAGCATATGAGCAAGTTTATGCTCAAATGGATGAAGCATTGAGTGCTGATGAAAAAGCACTTAGAAGAGAATTAGCTGCTGATAAAAGAGCAAGCAAAATGGAACCAAAAGTTGGTGCTAAGTATGCTGGATCTGAAGCACAATCAGCAGCAAGAGCAGATAAGAAGTCTAAGGGTAAGCATATTCATGGGATGGCAGATTCCTATGAGATTGAAGGTGAATTAGTTGATGAAGCAAAGGTAGATAAAAAACTCCCAGAGCATGAGAGATCTGCTGCTAGACTTAAAAGATATGCTAATCCAAGTGGTGCTTTAGCATTGGGTGGTGGTCAGCAGAGAGCACGTAGAGCAGAGCATGAAGAAAGAAGAGGAGTTAAGAAAGAAGAACTTGAGATGCAATTAAGAGCACACTTAAGAGAGCGTGCCCTTGATGCTGCAGAGAAGAGAGAAAAGGAAAGTGTCTACAAAGCAATCAAGCCCTCAAAGCTTGCAAAGACATACCCAGAGAAGTCCCCTAAAGAGATCAAGAGTTTGAGATATGCTATCTCTACTTCTCAAGCCAAGAAGAACATGGACACCTCAAGATCAGACAAGAGGTATGGGGTAGAGAGATGAATGAGGAATTAACTCCTCCAGAGGGTCCCAGAAGAGGCAGGAGACCCTCTGAAATCATGAAGAGGGATAAGCTCAATGCTCTGATCTCCAAGGTCAGGGAGAAAAAAGCACAGGTTGACAAACAATCCAAAGATCAGTAGAATCACTCTGTTAGGGTTGAAGGATAAATACTAGATCATAAGATGTTCTAAGATGAGCTATGAAAACCCTTGGAGATTCAATGGGGAAATTTTTGAGTCTTCTGATATTCAGGATTATTTTGGTTTTGTATACCATATTCATTGCGACAAAACTGGTAGGGACTATATTGGTAGAAAATATTTCTGGTCTTTCCGCAAAGAAAGAGGCAAGAGTAGACGAACTAAGATGGAATCTGACTGGAAAAAATACTATGGATCCTGCCCAGAACTCAAAGAGGATATAGACAAATATGGTAGAGAAAATTTTAAGAGGACTATTTTATCATTACATAAAACAAAGGGCAAAACTAATTATGAGGAAACGAGACAACTCTTTGTCAACAACGTCCTCACGGAGTCCCTTGACAACGGAGAACCAGCATTCTACAATAGCAATATCTTATCAAGATATTTCAGAAAAGATTATTATGAACGAAACCCAATTGAAACAGATGTGCCAAGTTCAAGTTGACAATATTATTGATAGGATGCATTATCTGTGTGAGCAAGGAAGATCTTCTGATGCTTCTGCGTTGTATGAAGAAATTCAAGATTGGGTAATCAATAATACCGAAATTGAGGTTATGTCCCTTGATTACATGAATGGTATGTTTGATGAAACTAAATAGTCGCTCATTATGATTTTTATTATGAGATTTTGATAATGATTTAGAGCCCAGGAGATTGCCCTCAGGGATGAGGGAAGTGCGCTTTCTCTATTGGGATGTAGAGTTCAATCAATTTAAATGCAAAACTTCTTTACAGTAGCCCTGCCCTTTTTGGCAACGGTTACAACCAACGTGGCAACACTGCCTCTGTTTCCTCCTTTGACGGCACCTCCAGTGCCATTTTCTATTATTAAGGAGTTTGAAACATCGACAGCGACCAAAGAGGTTGCTCCTGAAAAGCCAAAAGAAAAAAGGCTAATTTGTAAAGGGTGTAATGAAAATGAAAATGTTGCCCTGGCATATTTCCAGGACATTGGAATTAAAGACAGAAACGCCCTTGCTACCATCATGGGCAATATTAGGCAAGAATCTACATTCATTCCTAATATTTGCGAAGGAGGTAGCAGAACCAGTTACCATGGCTGCTGGCGTGGTTATGGTCTGATTCAGTGGACATCTTCCAACAGATATTATGGATTGGGTGACTTTGCTAGAAAATATGGTGGAAGTCCTTCTAGTATGGACACTCAATTAAAGTATTTGATTAATGAAGTCCAGTGGAAACGAATAGAAGAAAAAATGAAAACCCCTGGTAAAAGTATTGACAGATATATGAATTACGCCTATACTTGGATAGGTTGGGGTCACCATGGTGCCAGAACCAGTTATGCTTATGACTATGCCAATCGTATGATTGAAGTTAAAGTGTAATTAAATATGGGGGAGCAATCCCCCTTCATGCGGGTATAGTTTAGGGGTAAAATGCCATCCTTCCAAGTTGGAGTCACCAGTTCGAATCTGGTTACCCGCTTATTAATCAGTACAGGACAATGTTAAAGATTAGATGCAAAAATTGCAACACAGAATTAGAATCACATCCAGCAAAAACTAAATGTTGTGGTTGTGATAATTTAACATCTATTAAAGGAGAAAATATTACTGCACTGGACTTAAGCCTTGTAGAAATTGTCTCTCCAGGGTATAATAAGAAGAGCACAAACAAAGTGCTCTCAAATGAAGACCTTGCCTTTCAAGAGGCAAGAAAAAATCGTAAAGTTAGAAAATTGGAGTTTGAAATTAGATGAGTTGGGAAACCCCAAAGTTATCAAAATCTGACATTGAGGTCATTACCTTGTCCTTGGACGACTACATATATTATTCCAAACAAGATGGAATAGACGTCCAAGAAGCAGAAAGAATATTGTTGAGGTTGAATGACCACCTGCAAAAGTTCTAAATGGACCAACACACCTATGATAATTGGGTGAAAATAAAGGCAACATTTGAAGAGTCTGGTAACACAGATAATATGTTTTATAAACGAGCATGTGAAATTGTAAAGACAAGAGTAGATCCAATGCAAAAGTTCTTTGAATGGAATCATGAAACCTGAAGAAGTTCAGAAAATGATTGATGAAGCAATTGACAAACACAATAAAACTGCTACAATGATTAGTGCAAGTATTGGTTCAATACTTTTGTTTTTTTATGCTCATGGTGTGGTTAGTATTGTAGAAA